GCAGATATAGCATTAGCTATGGAGAAGCCTGAGCCTGTTATATCAGAGCAAGAATATCAATACAAAGACGAGATAGTAAGAAAAACCATTATGCTAACTCAGCAAGATGTTGATGCTATGAAAGAGGATGTTCAAGAAATAAAAGAAACATTAAAACTGCTCGAGTCTCGCTTGTATGAAAATAAGTAATTATGAAATCTGTAATCTCATTTATTTTTTTAATTATAGCAGCGATGTTAATATCGCCTATGCCTGTTAAAAAAGAAGAGAGAGTTCATAGTGTTACAGTTCTTCAGATAAATAGTAATTGGAATAAAAAAAACTCGTTACCATTACATAAGCTTACAAACTGCAATATCGAAGAAGCTCTTTATGAAGAGCAACCAAATCACATAAAGAAAACATTTAATAAGATTCCTGTAATTGCTATTAAAAAAGATGGTAAGCCATATAGGGTATGGGAAGGTAATATAATGTTTGAGCCAACTGTAACTGTAGAAAAACTACAAATATATATTGACTCCTTACAATAATGGCTAAGATTCACATCCCTATATATATAAAACAAACCAACAAGAAAAGACCCGGAGTACATTCTAAGAATGCCTCTAAGGGTCAAAATGGTTATAAACAAAAATATCGAGGACAAGGTAGATGAGAGATATCGACAAAATAATAATTCATTGCTCTGCTACAAGAGAAGGCGATGATTCTGTTAATGTAAAGGTAATTGATAGATGGCATAAAGCTAGAGGATGGAGAGGTTGTGGATATCATTACGTTGTTTTAATTGATGGGACAATAGAAGTCGGCAGAATGATAGATGAAATAGGAGCTCATGTAAAGAACATGAACAAATCATCTATAGGTGTTTGCTATATTGGAGGAGTAGAAAAAGATGGTAAAACCCCAAAGGACACTCGAACTGAAAATCAAAAAGAAAGTTTATTGCTTTTATTGAAGACATTAAAGAAAATGTTTCCGAGTGCCACTATACATGGGCACAATGAGTTTTCATCAAAAGCTTGTCCTAGTTTTAATGTTCAAGAACAATACCCAACATTATGAAAAAAATATTAGAAAAAATTTTTGGTGGTGCAGCCACAGGAGTAGCTGAAGGACTTGCCGGAATAGTAGACAAGTTTGTAAGAACCAAAGAAGAAAAGGATGCTTTTGAAAAAGAAATGACTGAGCTGTTTATGAAACACGAAGCAGACATGGAAAAAAATATTACTGAAAGATGGGTTTCTGACAACTCAGCTTCTTGGCTTACTCAAAACGTAAGACCTTTAGTGTTGTTATTTTTAGTGATATCTACAGTAATTATGGTATTTATTGACGCAGGTTTTATTACATTTAATGTAGAAGATAAATGGACAGACCTTTTACAGATAACTTTAATTACTGTTATCTCAGCTTATTTTGGAGGCAGGTCATTTGAAAAGGTTAAAAATAAAAAATAGTATCTTTGTATAAATAATTAAATTTAATAAAATGAGTCAAGACGTAAAATTAACTGAGCAAGAGTTAGCTGATTTGCAAAAAGCTAATGAGCAATTAACTAAATATAAATTAGCTATAGGTGAACTTGAGCTTCAAAAGAACGGACTATTAAGTCAAGTAAATAAATTACAATTAGAATTTTCCAAGATGGAAGATACTCTTGTTGAAAAATATGGTAAAGATTCTATCATTAATTTAAAGACGGGAGATGTAACTAAAAAATAATTATGGGTAAAATAGCCAACTATAGTGTAGTGACACCTAAGGGTGATGATAAGATTCTCGTTTCAGAAACAAGCGGGTCTCCTCAAAATGCAACAAAAAACATTACAGTTGATGGTATAGCTAATTACACCAATTCACAACTTCCTGAAAACAATACTATCCCTGTACCTGAATTGTACATTGTAAAGAAAAAAGGTACAACAGATGACTTGTGGGGTATTAATAGTAAGTTATGCATTAAAGGATTTCAAGGAGATAATCTTAAATGGCTTCAAGAAAATCCAACTGCAAGACTTTTTATGTATACAAAAAAACAAGCTAAAGTTAAGAGAACTGCATCAAGTTCAGGTCAATACGGCAGAAGTGGTGGATGGACTCATCCTACACACTTAAACGGAACCTATACACAAGCAAGATTTGGAAATACAAATTGGGGTAACGGAGATACGTTTATGTATAATAACCAAGGTTATAGTGTTAAATTTCATCCTATTGTAACAGAGTGGGATGTTATTGGTGATTTAAAGGTTGCAAACACAGGTGCAGTAGCAGATTTTTTTGACCCCAACCTTTATGAGACAACACATATAGAGGTCCCTTTCAATCAGCTTCAGTTTTTGTTTAATTATCTAACTCCCAATGGAACACCACAAACCACAGAGTACACCAACTTTAACTATCCTACAGGATTAGAAGATAGTCCTACTGAACAGTTTAGAGTAAGAAATAGTGTAGAGAATAAACAAACGTCACCGGGATGGAATACGTTAACTCCTTTTAACAATTTTGGAGATGCTGCTCAAATGCTTAAAATATATTTTAGATTAGTAGTAGGTATTGAGAATCCTAACTTTACATTGACTAACCATACAGTTCCATATATATTTGGACAACCTTCAAATACTGTAACTTTATCGTATCAAAAAGGTCTTACTGCCACTACAACTCCAATAAATAAAGCTGTTATGACTGTAGGAAGTTCAGGTGTAATATCAAGAAGAAATGCATAAAAAAAATAGGGCATGGTGTATCCATTAACGTTAGTCGTGAGTGGTGTATCCGACTTAGCTTCGTGCTTAGCGGTGTAACCCGAGCCCTCTCGTATTAAAAGAATACCCCTTTTAGGGGTATTTTTTTTTTAATTATCTTTGTTATAAATCAAATTAAAATAAATGGACATTAGAAAAATTTCAATAGGTCCTGATTATAAGTCGGGGGGAATGCATTACCTTGTTGGTCAAACTGTTCTGAATGGGAATTATACAATTCATTTAATTAAATATAGCTCAACAGAAAATGCTTATCAAATTTATATAGAAGATTCTAGTGAACAAGAAGTTTTGTTGTGGAAACAATTCAATTCAACAATGCCAATATCATTAGAGTACAATATAAATTTTTAAATTAAATGCAATCACCTAATCAATTTATAGTTGTACCGGCTAATGAAAGAAGGTATAACAATATTAAAAATGTAGAGGGTCTAGAATTAATATTAGACACCTCAGAAGAGTCGGCTTCTTTTTCAAATAGAGAGGCTATTGTCTTAAGCACTCCTATTAATTATAGCGGACCAATAGAAGAAGGAGACACCTTGTTAGTTCACCATAATGTTTTTAAATACTACAACGATATGTATGGAAGAAGACAGAGTGGTAAAAGTTTTTTTAAAGACAATAAATTTTTTATAGATGATACTCAGTATTATATGTATAAAAAAATATATCAATGGTATGCGGTTGAACCTTTTTGTTTTGTCTCACCGCTTCCGGCTACAAAAACTTACATATACAAACCTTTTACTCATGAACCCTTGATGGGTGTAATGGAGTACACTTGTCCTTCAATAGAAAGGCACGGAATAAAGAAAGGTGATATAGTTACATTCATGCCGGACTCAGAATATGAGTTTAATTTTGATGATAAAAAACTTTACAGAATAAGGTCTAAAAATATTATTGCATATGGATCTCCAAGAAACTAAACTAAAGATAATTCAAGCAGGTTATAGAGCTGTGGAACAACTTATTAAGGTTGCTAAGGAAGATATTATAAAGCCTGATTTAGATGATGACTTAGCTGCTGATAGATTAAAAAACGCAGCAGCAACAAAGAAACTATGTATCATGGATGCTTTTGAAATATTAAGTAGAATAGAAGCAGAGAAAGAAGCATTAGAGATGGGTGAAAAGAAACCTGTGACCAAACAAGGATTTGCTGAAAGACGTTCTAAATGATTAAAGAAATAAAACATCATATACCTAAAAATGTAATCTCTAATAAAAACAGAGGTCGCAGTTGGCTGTATGGTTATAGTAAAAAATATGATGTAGTTGTTATATCTAAAAGTGGTCAGATTGGAAAAATAGTAGAGATATCTAATTTAAAAATTGCATTACCCAAACAACCCAAAGAAGTTTATAAAAGAAACGAAAACAAACTTAATCAATATTGGGAACGAAAAGAGATTCCAAAAAACTTAGAAAAAATAAAATCTATTTTTCAATGGAATGAAATGCCTAATTCTTTTAAGGACCAATATGTAGATTATATTGAAAATGAATTTGACCGAAGAGAAGAGGGATATTGGTTTATGAACCGAGGGGTTCCAAATTATATCACCGGTTCTCATTATATGTATTTACAATGGACAAAGATTGATGTTGGGTATCCTGATTATAGAGAAGCTAATAGAGCTTTGTTTATTTATTGGGAAGCATGTAAGGCAGACCCTAGATGCTTTGGCTTAATATATTTAAAGATAAGACGTTCAGGTTTTTCGTTTATGGGTTCAGCTGAATGTGTAAACACAGCAACTCTTGCAAAAGACGCAAGGGTTGGTATATTATCTAAGACAGGTTCCGATGCTAAGAAAATGTTTACAGACAAGGTAGTACATATATCAAACAGGTTGCCTTTCTTTTTTAAACCTATTCAGGATGGTATGGACAAACCTAAATCAGAATTAGCCTATAGAGTTCCTGCTTCTAAAAAAAAAAAAAAAAATATGCATGAAATGTTTGAAGATGATATGGAGGGATTAGACACCACTATTGATTGGAAGAACACAGACGATAACTCATATGATGGAGAGAAACTATTATTATTAGTTCATGATGAAAGCGGTAAATGGATAAAGCCAAATAACATTTTAAATAATTGGCGAGTAACAAAAACTTGTTTAAGATTAGGTAGTAAGGTTATAGGTAAATGTATGATGGGTTCAACCTCTAATGCTTTAGATAAAGGGGGAGATAATTTTAAGAAATTATATTACGACTCAGATGTTACCAACAGAAACGCTAATGGTCAAACTAAAAGTGGTATGTATTCACTTTTCATTCCTATGGAATGGAACATGGAGGGATTCATAGATAGATATGGAATGCCTGTTTTAGATAACCCACCTCACGAAGTGGAAGGTATAGATGGTGAAATGATTTATCAAGGTGCGATTGATTATTGGAAGGCTGAGGTAGAGTCTTTAAAGAACGATGCCGATGCCTTAAATGAATACTACAGACAATTTCCTCGTACAGAATCTCATGCATTTAGAGATGAAAGTAAGCAGTCCATATTTAATTTAACAAAACTTTACCAACAAATAGATTATAATGATTCTATGATTAAAGAACATTATCTTACACGGGGAAAATTTGTGTGGGAAAATGGAGTGAAGGATTCTAAAGTATTATGGATTCCTGACCCTAAAGGAAGGTTTAATATTTCTTGGCTTCCTTCAGCTAATATTCAAAACAATGCTCATCAAAAAAATGGAATGAAATATCCCGGAAACGAACACCTCGGTGCTTTCGGTTGTGACTCTTATGATATTAGTGGAGTTGTCGGTGGTGGAGGTTCTAATGGTGCTTTGCATGGTCTTACTAAATTTAATATGGATGACGCACCAAGCAATGAGTTTTTTTTAGAATATATAGCAAGACCTCAAACAGCTGAAATGTTTTTTGAAGATGTGTTAATGGCTTGTGTCTTTTATGGAATGCCTATATTAGTTGAAAACAATAAACCACGATTATTGTATCATTTTAAAAACAGAGGATATAGGCGATATTGTATGAACAGACCTGACAAGCAATTTAATAAATTATCTAAAACAGAAAAAGAATTAGGTGGTATTCCAAACACAAGTGAAGGGGTAAAACAAGCACATGCTTCAGCTATAGAATCCTACATAGAAAAGTATATAGGAATAGATTTTGAATCAGTATTTAGACCTTCAGATGAGATGGGTACAATGCCTTTCAATAGGACATTAGTTGATTGGGCAAAATTCGATATTAACAATAGAACTAAGTTTGATGCTAGTATTAGCTCAGGTTTAGCTATAATGGCTTGTCAAAAACACTTATATGTTTCTGAAAGAAAAGAGTCAAAAATAAAACTTAACTTTGCAAGGTAT